GCGCGAGTTCAGCTTGCGCCTTTGCCTGATCGGCCGCCATCTGCGCTTTGGCTTGCGTCAATTGGCCTTGGAGCTTCAGCACGTCTCTTTGCTGATCGGACTGCGCGACCTGCTGTTCGGTCTGCGCCCGGATCTTCGCGACTTGGACTGCCGGCGCCGGCGGCTGGTTCGCCTGCATCTGCTGCATCTGCTGTTGATGCTGCGCGTATTCGGGAGAATCCGGGTCCATCGCGAACTTCTCAGGATTGGGAAAGCCCAACGCCTCGCACCCCATCTTGAAGGTCTCGTACGCTTGCTTAGGTCCCACGAGCCCCATCTGCGCCAGCTGCGTTTGCATCGCGGTGAGCAGCTGCACGTTGGTGCGCATCTCCTCGCGATTGCCGGAGCCTAAGCCCACGTTCGGCGAGACCTTGGTGCGCCTTCGCCACTGCGAGGGATCGACCTGCACCCACTTGCCGCTGATTTCGAGTTCCAAGGGCTTGTCCTGATGGCGCATCAAGGCGCCGTGGATCTTCAAGAACACGTCCTTGGTGCCCTCCGCAAACATGCGCGCGATCATCTCGATCTTGAGGCCCGCACTCGACATGGCGGCCATTTGCGCGCCTTTGGTCACATCCTGCAGGTCATCGGCATCCGGGCCCATGGTCTGATCGCCGACGCCCGTGCGGACGGTCTTCAACTTGTCGATGTAGTCGAGCGCAGGTAAGACTTGCTGCACCATGTTCGACGGGGATTCCAGCGCCATGATCCAGTTGGACGGCGGTCCCAATCCGCGGACCACGCCGCCGGGACGGCTGGTCAGGAGGTCATCGAAGTTGGCGGATTTCCAATCGACCGCCACGCGCTGGTTATTCGCGATGGTGAGGTTATCGAGGCCCTGCCGGAAGAGCGTGGTCTTGATGACCTGCAGGTCCATGATCTCGTCGTAGAGCGAGATCCCCGTATGGCGGTGCGGCATGCGCTTCGGCACACAGGAGGCGTAGGGGGATTCCTCGATCTCCTCGTTCTCGCCGATCTTATCGCCGCCGACCACGACACGCCGCAGCTCCGCCACCCCGTCGCCGTCGAAATCGACGCGCATCACGTTGACCCGAAGTTCGATCTCCTGCATCGAGCGGTCCGAGGGGTTCTCGATGCCGAGCTGGTCCACCACTTGATTACGGGCCAAGGCGTCGATTTCGAGCCAGTTGGGACGTCCTGCGGCCAGCCCCTCCACCCAGTCGCGGTCGTAGCCTTCGGAGATGAGATCCGAGCGGGTCTTGGTGGTCACGTGCGCGGAATAGGGAATGTTGTCCATGCCCTGTCTCGCCCGAGCGGAGACCCGCATCTCTTCGGGCGGAATGCACATCACCGCCACGCGCCCCTTTTTGCTGGTGCGGCGGATCTTCAAATCAAAGGTGGAGACGGGAACGACCAGCGGCCCCACGGGCGGTTGCGGCGGTTGTCCCGGCATCGGCGGCGGCGGTTGGGGCAAGGGAATCGAGATCTGCTGCACGGTCTCTTTCTGTTCGACGACCTCGATCTGCTCCTCGCCCTGCTCCTGCAGGACCGCGGAGACTTCGATCTCGGTGAGGCCGGTGTAGCGTTCGATACTCGATTGGGTCTCCTCGATCCAGTCGACTGAGACATAGCCGTTTCTCATCAAGAGCGCGTCTTTGAAGAAATCGTGCAGGATGAAGAAGCCGTTGTTCTGGTTCATGAGCACGTGGTTCACGACCATCGATTCCATTTCGGCTTGTGCCTCATCCGCCTGGTTCTCGGCATCGAAGCGGCAGACGGCCTTGGAGGCTAAGAACATGCGCATCAGGTGCGGCATCAGCCACTCGATGGTGTCCCGGAGCTCCGGCAGGACGACCTGGCTGCGGTTCTCGATCTCGTTGCCGAGTGGACGACCATAGTAGGCATTCAAAGCGTTGTAGCGGTCGATCTCGAGCGTGGTCATCGCCTGATTCGAGGGATAGACCGTGGTCGAGATCGTGGCGCCGGCGGCGACACTCGATCCTAAGGACGCCATCTCGTAGCCACGGATCAAGGCGAGGAGTTCTTCCTCGGACATTTGTTCCCCTTTCGGGGCTACCGCTTCGTTTTGCGCTTCAGACATACGAGTAACTCGTCGATGGCTTTGTCCCAGCGCGCGTCCAGGTCAGGACGCGCCGCATCCAGCCGTCCGAAGCGCATCTCGCCATCGATAGCCTGCTTGAGGGCCTCACGGAGCACCTTGCGGTCATCGGGCTTTGCCACTTTTCTTCTCCGCGGCGTCCTCGAGTTCTTTGAGGCGCGCCTGGAGCTTCAAGAGCGCCGCTTCCAAGTGCGCGCAGAGTTCTTCCAAACGGGTGACGCGTGCGTCGGTGGCAATGCTCATGAGCGAAACTCGAAGCCATATTTCAACGGCGGTAGTTGCAGGCCCTGGCCGTCGTTCCCCGTCATCTGCGGGGCGGCGAGGGCCAGGTATCGATAGCAGTCGCTGCCGTGCGAAAATTGATCGTGCAGCGGCGCACCGGGCTCGCCGGTGGATGACGGCGTGGTGCGCCGATAGCGCTTCAGGCACTCGATCAGCCGCTCGCACTTACTCTTGTTGATGTAGAGCGACTTGAAGGCCATGCGCGCCGCGCGAATGCCGTCGTCGATCGGTGAATTCGGCAGCACGGTGACGCGCCACTTCAGGCCCTCTAAGATGCGCTGTGCGCTCTGCCCGGTCTTGTAGTCGGCATGCATGCCGTCGTGCGGCAGAAACAGTTCGCTGATGGTGTAGTCGCGCTGGCGCAGTTCCCGCGAGTACCAGTCGAGGGTCTTGTGATCGTCCTCGATGTAGTCGATGACTCGAAGGGCTGACTGATGCCGCTGGGCGATGATGATCGACATGGAGTCGTTCCACCCCAGATCCCACACGGCATAGACCGGCAGGAACGCGTCGTAGGGGAATTCTCCGGCTCTACGCTCCGCCATCATCAAGGCCACTTCGTCGGCGTAGATCGCCCCTTCCACGGCCGGTCGGCACTCGCCTTCCCAGATGTTGCGGTAGTCGACCGGCGAGAGCCGCAGCGAATCCCTCAAGCGTTCGTTCTCCATCACGCTCGAGTGCCACGGGTTGTCCCGATACGAGAGCGGAATGACGATGGTGTCTTGCGTGCGGTTCTCGACGAACTGCACCCAGGTGGGGTCGGTGTCCAACTGCGGGTTGAAGGTGATCCAGATCTCCGACATGTCCCCTTCGGTCGAGGGGCGAATCGTCTTCGTGAGAATGTTCCAGGAGCGCTCGGTCACCGACTGCGCCTCCTCCACCCAACACACATTGATGCCGTGGTAGCTCTTGATCGACTCCGCGGTCTGATCCGAGAGGCCGGTGAAGACGAACTCACTGCCGTTCTTGGCGACGATGCGCCGCTGCTCGATGTGGTAGTGGGCGCCCAACCCCAGCCGTTCAATCTGGTCGGTCAGGAGCTTGTGCACCGAGTCTCTGATCGAGGATTGGACTTCCCGCGCGCAGAGCACGCGGGTGGGACGCTGCAGACAGAGGATCAGCAGTGCCCGAGCGACACCCCAGCTCTTACCCGCGCCGCGGCCTGAGTAGAGGACCTTGTAGCGCGCGGGCCGGAACAAGGGCTCGAGCTTCTTTGGAAACTCCGCGTTGACCTGAAGGACCGCGCTCATCGTCAGTCTCGTGAGTACCAGGGCTGCTCGACGAATTCCGCATCATGCGCGGCGGGCCCGGTCTGAAGCGGCGCGTGGCACTCGCACGGCTCCGCCTCAAGCACCAGGTGCACGCCCGAATGCTCATGCAGCGGATGCGTGATGCGGACATGCTGCGTGCCGTTGCAATACACCTCACGCAGGCGATCCGTCCTCACGCCCTGGATGCGCACGAAGCTCATCCCGCCCCCAGCTTCTCGAACTGCGCGCTCGAGAGGGATTCAGGGAGGGAACGGGGACGGCCCTTGTGACCGTCCGAGCCGCCGATGACGCCAGCCCCGCCACGCCCCGCCGTGCCTTTATGAGCGGCGATCGAGGCGGGGATCGACTTCCCCACCCCGGGCGGCGGTGAGCCTTTGGAGAGCCCTTCAGGGCCCTTGCGCACGCGCGAATCCGCCGGCGGTACTTTCCCGGTCTGCTTGCCCTGGCGACGAGTCTTCGAGTCCTCGTAGCCCTTGGCATCGTCGAAACCCGATTCGGTGCGCTGCGGCACGTGGGCGCCGGCGTTCAGCGGCTTCCTCTGCGTCGGCGGCCCCATCAGGCCGTGGTGCGGCTTGTTGGCCTTTTTCATCTTGAGCTTGACCATCAGTCATCGACCCCTAAGGATTCAAAGGCGCCATGGCTGTCGGGGTGCGCAATGTCCGAGGTGCGGGACTTGAACCCGTCGCCCTTGCCGATCTGTCCGTCCCCGCCGCGCCCCGCGGTCGCCATATGCGGCGCACTGCCATGACCATTGGGTTTCGGCGACATGCCCTTGGTGTACGGGGTGGGTCCGCGGCCATGGGTGCCTTCGGCGATGGCGTCGAAGCCTTCCGCTTTCTCGCGGCCGGGGCTCTTCTCGCGGCGGGTCTGTTCGGGGGCTTTGTTCTTAGGCATGGGTTATCTCTTAGGTGGTGAACGAGGGATCGAGTAAATCGAGGGCGTCATCGAGGTCGGGCCAGTGCTCTTTCGGCGTGTTGCTCCAGAGCTGGCGGACGTAGGAGCCCGACAGGCCGAACTTGTCGGCGAGGCGTTCGGGATGGGTGTCGTGATGCAGCTGGACCAGGCGCGCGATACCGAGGCGGGTCTCGGTCGGCAGCGGGCTGCAATGCAGGCGCGTCATACGAACTTCACCTGGCAGAGGATCGGACCGCCTTCTTGGCCGGTGAGGTGCACGTTCTGCGCAGCTCTCGGGATCAGGCGCTCGATGAGGAATTTGCTGCACTCGATTTGACTGGCCGTCATCTCGTAGAGCTTGGATTCCCCTTTCTTAGATCCACCGGCGCCGCCCGTGGGGACCTTGAGCGTGCCGAGTGCGTTCTTCTCGAGACGGGTGACCAAGACGCCCAGCTGGATGCGGGCGAGCACGCGCGGGATCTTCGCAGTCGCTTGTCGGGAGGCCATCGAGACTCACACGTGAACGGTATGAGTCAGTCCATCTAGCCTTAATTAGGAGTCACGTCTCAAGCAGCAGCTGCAACTGTGACGCGAGTCGCTGCCGGGCATTGGAGAGCGTCACGTTCATCGAGTTGCGGGTGAGGCCCACGCGTCTCGCCACGAGATTCGAGGGCGCGGGGTTCAAGTAATAGGCCTCGATCACCTGGCGTTCGCGCGGTGAGAGGCGGGTGAGCGCGGAGGCCACGGTGAAGGTCTCAACGTTACCCAAGGAGCCCGCGGCCCAGCGCTCGAGGAGCCGGTGCACGGCGCGGGTGGTCGGGTACATGCGATTGCTGGTAGCGGTGAACATGGGCGAGAAGTTACGGCATGCGGGAATTGCCGGTGCGGGTGAAGTCGCAGTCTCATAGGGCAATTGC